ACATTGTTTTAATTATTCTCATTTTCAAATTGTTTTTTTAATTTTTCTTTTACGTTTATATTTTTCTGTAAATGTTGATGGATTTTACTCATAGTCTTTGGTTTATCCCATTTATTTTGATTTTTTTGCCAACGCAATAATCTTAATTTTATTTCAAATGTACTTTGTTTTTGGTATCTCATTTTCTTTTTACCCTCAGTCCAATAGTTTATAAAATCCTCTAACATATCTTTTGGATAATCATAAGACATGACCTCTAAAATAAATTTTTCTTTAGTTATATTTATATTACTCGTATTATTAATACTTGTATTATTACCTTTCATCTTTTTATGTATAGGGCTATCCATTTTTTTCGTAATACCTATACATCTTTTTATTATCTGCTTTTTAGCGTTCCTTTCAACATTTACATTTATAAAACCTAATTTTTTTAAATCACTAATCCAACTGCTAATAGTGTTTTTGCTTACTCCATACAATTCAGCAAAATAATTATTAGTTGCGTAACAATACCCTAACTTTCCACTTAATGCAGTAATCTCTCCATATAAAAGCTTTGCATTAGGCTTTAAGTTAGAATACCTAACCTCAGCAGGTATTATAGCATAGTAATTAGGTTTGTCCATTATAACATTTTAATTGTATAGTAATATTTCTCCATTGCAAATTTAATATTTTCTAATTGACTTGAAAATTCAAAATAAGAAGTATTAATATCACAAATAGCCTCACCGCTTTTTACTTGCAAAATAACATCTGAATCTTTAGATTCTTTAACATTGTTTTTTAATAAATACTCTTTCATTAATTTACCATTGATAAAAATTTCCTTTTCATTATCAATATCTTTATATGCTTTATAAACAGCAGAAAAAGTATCTCTATAAAGACTGCATGACCTGTATAAAAAACTATGCCTATTTTCATAATGATATATTAAACTCCTATCTCTATTTAATACTTTGCCAATAACCTTTCTATGTATATCCTCTTCTGACCTGCCAATATAAGCCGCTACGGATCGTGCAACTTGCAAAGGTCTTTTGCGACTTCTTAATGCTAAAGAGCCTTTAGGCATGTTTAACACGTTTGTAGTAAGGTCGCATATTGCTTTAAAATTTAGTTCCTCAGTCATAATTAAAATGGTAAATTATCATCATCTGTTGTTACAAATTCAGACCTGTTATCTGTTGGGCTTTCATTTTGATTTACAAAAAACCAACCATCAATTTGATTGTAATACTTTCCGTTATATTCTCGTGAATAAACATTACAGCTTATAGCAACCATATCACCCTCTTTTAACTTATTCATTTGTTTAACCTTATCGCCAAAACATTTGATAGCTATGATATTATTAAATTTTTCTTCTGTATCTACTAAGATTGTTTGACTTTCCCAGGGCTTACCATTCTTTGATGTTCCTGCCTCTGCTTGTAGTTTTTTAATTAATTTCCCTTTTACTTCCATAATTTTTTATTTTTTAATGATTTCTAAAATTTTTAATAGTTTTTGTTTTTCTTCTAATAGTTCTAATTTTAATTTAAGATTGTTTTCTCTTACTCTCTCGCTTTCCCTTTTAAAATACTCTAGCCTTTCAGTATTATCTAAAGGGGTGTTAATACTATTTTTAGGTGTGTAATTTTCCATGTTTTATAGTTTAGTTAATAAAAAAGAGGGGGGAAGCATTTACAAAGTATAACAGCGACATTAATAATTAATAATTGCTTAAAACCCCCTCATGTTATTTTTTAAATTCTTCTGATTCATCTTCGCCAAATACTCCCAACTCATAAAAGCCTGTTAGCTTCAATACTGCTCTGCTCATGGCTCTTTTTTCTGCCATTTCCATTACGTACCAACTATTGGTGTTACCCTCCTTAAATGTGTCACCTTTTAGTGCCGAGCCAAATGTTTGTATTGTGTTTTCGTTTTTGATTGCAGTAGCCTGAACAGCAGCAAAATTAGTTTCACATTTAATTACATTGTAAGTAATATGTATGTTTTCAATAGCTTGTATTTTTTCTATTCCTGACCTTGTAATTATTATATAGTGTTGATGCTTAAAAACATCATCTTTTGTTAATTCGTATTTTATATACTTTTCTTTTAAAATATTAGTTTTCATATCGTTGTTATTAGTGCTAAGTTATTATCCATTTTATTATATAATTCCTTGTATTCTTTTAGTTTCTTTTTAATGACCTCATTTCTATCTTTGTCATAAAAACGTGAATCTTTTGGCTCAGGCTTAAAATCAAAACCTTCATCTAAATTAAGCCCTGTTAGTTCTATATAATCATCTAAAGCTTTGTTTATCTGTTCTTGCGTTCCAAAGATTCTAATGCTAGGCTCAACTTTTTTAAGGTCTGTAAACCAACCATCAGGCGACAGCTTTTCTATTGTCTTGTAAATTTCGTTATTATAAAAATAAAAATCTTGTGCTATCAATTCCATAATTAGTAGTTTAATTGTATATGAAGCAACATAGAACAAATAGTAGCTGCAATTAATACACTTGTTATTAGCCAAACAGGTATTTTATTTAAGTAGTTAATTTCCTCAATATAATAATCATCTATCATATTACGCTTTCCATACTTATTCCAATTTGACATTTGAGTTTTGCTATAAGAAAAAAATATATCCTTTTCTTGTTGGTTCATAATTTGCGTGTTACCGCTTACTTTGTTTGTAATTTTGTAATTTGTTTTCACTTTTATTTTGTTTTTAGTTATTAATTATTTAATTATAGTGTAATATCCTTTTGAAAAATTTATCAAACTTTTTTTGTTGTCTGAGTAACAAACAAACTCATTAATATATTTGTCTTTTGTAGATAATACAAATAAACCATATTTATTTTTGATTCCTTTGTGAGTTAAAGTATTGTTAATTTCTATTATTTTTGCTTTCATTTTTCTTTGTTTTAGTATTTATATTTTATTTATTATTAAGTTCTTCAATTACATCTTCTGTCCATAGCAAAGTATCAATAGCACCAAGTTTACCACGTAACCGAAAATGTAGTTTATTTAGATGTTGCATTTCTTTAGTTCCAAGTTTAAAATTTTTACTTTCTTGAAGCACTTTTTCTATTTGAAAAGTTATTTTTTCTTTTTCTTTAATTAGTTGTTTTTTAAATTCTGTTGTTTTCATTTTTCTTTGTTTTTAATTATGGTACAAAGATACAACAAAAAATGATATAAACAAGTTTATTCACAAAAAATATTAAAAAAAATGCTTTTATATCTAGTAAATTATTTTAAAAAAACTTATAAATTAAGCAAAATAATGCTAAAAATGATTAAAAAATACAATATAAACAGGCGTATATTTGTTTGTTTTTCGCTCATTATAGCGGCATTAATAGATTAATAGGTAGTGTTCCGTTATTAAGTATGACTGCACAACCAATAGCAGGTTTTTTACCTGCTCTTGCGTAATTAAAGCTTAGATTTGTAAAATTTATGCCTGTTCCAACCTGAGTTCCAAACACCCTAAAATTTCTACCTACATAATGCTCTGTGTAACATTGAGTATGTAGATGCCCTTGTACTGTGTTCATCATATCAGCCCTGCATTTTGTTCTAGCGGTTCCGCCCTCACCATGCACATATTGCACCCCATCTTGCACATATCTTTCTACAAAATCCCAATTAGGAGTTCCCAGTACTTCGCTATAAGACTTTAACCAGGCTGAGGGTATTCCGCCTGTCATAGCTTTTCTAGCAGCCATTCTATCATGGTTTCCTATAATAACTTTTGTTCCAACTTCGTTAAATTCATTATACCAACGCTGCACTCTTTTTATAGCAAGGTTAAGTTCATCACCTGCTGATGGCAAATCAGGATTCTGCTCATGATACGAATATCCTGCGGAATCTACCACATCACCAATAAAAATTGTTTGCGTACAATTCCATGTGCTATATTGTTCTACAACCCATGGTAAGTACTCTTCTAAATCCCAAGGGCAATGAAGGTCACCGATAACTAGAACATTCCTAGCCTCGGTTTCCCTCATTTTTTCAATAACCGCTATCTCTTGCGGCTTTAATCTGTATCTATTATTACTTCTTTGCTGCATCTGCAAAGCCTTGCCCTAACACTAAGGCGCCAATACTGATTAAAATGTTTTTTACCTCTTCTGGATTTAATCCAAAAGTGTCACTCAATAGAGTTGTTACAATTCCAATTACTGTGTACCAGAACTTGCGGCTGCGAAGCATAGAGCCAATTAGATACTTGTTTAAAAAGTCATTCATGATTATTTATTTTAGTTAGTAAATTTATTTTAATTATAAAGCCAAATAACTTCTTGGTCTTTTTCTTTATCAACATCACAATGTATAAAACTCTTACCGATTCCAATTCTTGTTATTCCCACCTCCATTAAAGATTTAACTATTATATATCTATCTCTGCTGCCATTATATGCAATATCTGCTGCTAATCCTTTGATATGACTAGAACCTACACGCCCACCCACTTTACTATTCCACGCCTTAGTTCTATATCCACTATTTATTTTAAATGGAATACCTGCATTATGCCTGGCATAGTCTAATTTTTCTAGGAATTTTTCGTCCATTTTTGAACCTGAGTTTGGTTCATCAAGGCTATCAAATTCAGATAGTTTAAAGTATTTTAAGTCCAAATTATATGTAATATGATTTGTAAATCTTGCAGTCCTTAACTTCTTTAATAAATATGTTACGCATTTTAACACTATTATCTGTTTTAATATACTTAGGGTTGCTGCTATTTAATTTTCTTTTTTTCATCTGCAATTATCACATGAATTTAAGCAATACCTACCGCCTGTTATTATGTTTATTATTTTACAAATTATTGTTTTCATATTTTATAAATTTATAAATTGTAAATCCTATTGCCAAAACTAAGGATACAAAAGTTAATATTTCGTTGCAATCTGTTAGGCTAAAACCAATAGCTGAACCATTAGCTAACCCTACTTGTATTGTGTCTTTTAAGTCGCTCATTTTTATTTAATTTAGGCTTACTTTCCAAGTAGGATTTAAGCTTAGTTATATTTGTATTTTTTGGTTTATAGTGTTTCTTCATTATGTTAAATCAGGAGTTAAAAAATCTCTTAAAGTTAATCTAGAACTTCTATTAGATGGTCTTTCTAAATTCATACCTGCATAATAGTTATCCGTTGATGGGCTAACATCTGCACCTGAGTTTGTTGAATAGGCAGGGAAGCTAGACGTATTATTTCTAATATAGTCTATTAGCCTTTCACGATAGTAACTAGCTGTGTTCATAACTTCCTCTCTCAAATGCTGCGCCTCTTCTGTACTTAAAGGTGTTCCTGTTTCTGATGTTTTAGAATAAATATTGCCATTCTCAAATTTAAATCTCAAAAATGGTATAGCATGATACACCGCATATCCAGGCAAACATTCCGCAATATAATCATCTACTAATGTTTTGTCTGCACCTGCTAATGTTCCTGCTGTTATCTGTGCTTTCAAATGGGCGGTTAGCTGAGTGCCTAATGCAGTTTCTATATACAATTTCTGTGCTTCACGCACAAATGGCAATAAAATTGCAGTGTCTATATTTAGATTCAAAGCTGTTGAATCTTTTAGTTTATCTTCTGATATAAATAATACGTATGCCATAATCTATCTTAATCTAAAAATCCTTCGTTTCTCATAGTCTTAGGTGCCTTAGCAACTAATCTATCATTTCTTTTTATTGTAAAGCCCTCGCTTCTAGCTTTTGTAGCTGTTATAATCTTATCTGTTGTTATATTATCAGGATAAACAACAAAACCCTCATCACTTGCAGGAGCCTGATAAATAACTCGCCTCCAGTAATGATGGCAGTTGCCACCGCCCTTATACAGCCAAATTGAGTAGGTAGCAGCACCCCTAGCCCCCCATCCTGGATTTACAGGTATTGTTGACATTCTTAAAATATCTTCTTTACGATACACTTTTTTACTAGCCATCATTAATTTACAAAAACTTCTAGTTTCCCCCTCTTGACTTAAAGCATTGTTTTTGGTGTACATGTACCTTACCTTAAAAAACTTATCACCATCTTTATTTAATCCATCCTGCTCACTTCTAACATTTGGGTTTTGCCTACCAGTAGATATAAACTCAAATTTTTCACTAGCTACCTTATTTAATTCCTTTTCAAAATCAAAATCCTGATGCTCACCATCTACTATTTCATCATCTACAATTTCCCAACCCTCTGGAACGTCCTCACCAAATTCCTGAATAAACTTAGATAGTTCTGTTGCCTCTTCATGCCCCTCACACGCCATATAAGCCGTTTTACCCTCATATTCATGCTCATGGTACCCCTCACACCCTTTTGTTTTTGCGTAAGCCTCAGCCTCTTCTATGGTGCTAAAAACAGGCTCTCCATCAATCATACCAACTTTGCTGAGTTTTACATCCTGCTCTATTGTATCTTCACCTCCTAATTTGTCAAGCCCCAGTTCCTCACGTATTTCGTCCGTAGTCATAACTTCTCTGATTGTCTTAGAATCAAATTGAACTGTGATTGGTTTTAATTGTACAAAGCGAACAGGCATATCCATATTGTTAACTTGGAATATTTTTCTAAGCTGTTTGATTAGCATATCTTGGAAAGGAATAATTACTGTTTGTCTGTAAAAATCAGCAGCATTTATTAGTTCATCTGTATTTGATGAAAATCCGTTTTTGCTATCAATACCCATTAGAGTTTTAGATGTTACTCTATGTCCGCTTAAAATGTTTTGTGTTAATAGTTCCTGTAATGCTAGGTATTGCTTATCTAAATCAGATGGTGTTATTGCTTGTATTTCAGGAGTTCTAGTCTTATCATCTGAAAATGTTAAAACAAATTTACCTGCATTATTTTGCCCTGTAAATTTATCTGTTAAGCTTTGCTCTATTTGAAATCTCTCCTCTTGCGTTGGTATTCCATTTGAAAAATTAATCATAAAAGAACCTGCAAATCCACTAGATATATTATTCAAGTGAAATTCGCTAATCCTAGAATCTATAAGACACCAATTTGTGCATGAAGCCCAATCACAGGTGTAGTAGCTATTCATATTAGGGCTATAAAGACCTGCATACATTATTTGATTTGCTGAGGTTCTATCATTAGCATTAAAAGCAGGTACGTAATAAGGCTTGTTTTGTCTAGTATTACTCCAATCAGAACTTATATAATATCCTGGTGTTTTGCCAAATTTATCAGGTTTTGCACATCTTATTTTTTCAACAGGTACATGATATATTTCTGCTATTTGTGTTCTATCTTTACTCCATACAATATTAAGTGCAAAAGCACCTTGTAGTTTAAAATCAAAAGACAATTTTTTAATAACTTCATGTAGGCTTTCGTTTCCGTTTGCCCTATCCATAAAGTTTTGTAGTTTTACCCTAGCCTCTAAATCTCTATCCTCTTCATTTTCTATTATCAAATCCTCTCCTGCTATCATTTCTGAGGTAGCATTAATAATAGCTGCTGTAATAGAACTAGAGTAATATAAGTCTATTAAGAATTGAGGGTATAAATTACGCCAATCATCTGTTCCGTATTCTATCCAATCCCTACCTCTAGTTTCGGATATTATTGGTGCTGTGCTTGTTTCTAAATTAATATTAATAATATTGTCTTTCATATTTTTTATTTTATAAAGCTGCTAACCATGTATTGACATTAGCAGTTAATGCCGCACTTGTACTGCTGTATATTTGAATTTCACGTATTGTGCCATCATAAGGGTTTAAATCTACTTTTCTAACACCTATTGCATCAATATCTGCTGTTCCTGTTTTTGTTCCTGAATCGGTTTGTTGAACACCATCTACCCAAAAATTAACTGTGCCGCTAGAACGTGTTAATACTACATATTGCTCCCCTGTAAAAGTACCACTATTCAATGTTAAATCTAAAGGTGCGGTACCATCAACTTTTAATCTCAATGTATTGCTAGATTGAAACCTTAAAAACTCGCCTGTTGCATCCTGGTCTGCTAATAAAACCCCTGTTGTAGCTGCCACATTAAAGCGAATGCCAATAGTAAAATCATTAGCCAAGCTTATTTGTGTTGAATTTAATTCTAAACACTCAATATTAGCAGGATTAAAAGTTAAAACTCCTGCTGAATATGCAGGTTGTTGTGCAGCATCTGATTGGCTCATAGTGTAACCATTGCCTGAACTATCTCTCCATTCACTAACATCAGAGCCATTTAAAACAATTCCTGTTGCCATTTTATACCACGCCACAACATTATCAGAGCCAGGCGTCCAACCGCCCTGTGGTCTTATTCTATTTAAACTTAATTTTTGACTAAGTGATAACATATTATGTAGTTGCTCCCTCGTTATAACAAATAGCTATTCCACTCGTTAATTCTAAAGCTGTTACGTTCATAAATAAAGTAGTTCCCGCAGGTAGTGTTGTTTGTAATGCCGCTTCTCCTGTTGCATCTGCTGCTGTAATTGATGCTACTACACTTTCAACAGGAAAATAAACACAATAAAAGTCTTTACTACTTACTGCTGCTGCTGCTGTAACAACCTCTGTATTTCCGTTTTTACCTAATTGCTCTGTTAATAATTGTTGTACGTTTTCTATTGCCATTTTTTAATTTTTATCCGTTATAAATATAATTGTTTTCTTGAATACTAGCTGTTATACTAGCTGTTGCTGTTTCGCCTACACTTGAAAGCGTAACAACAGGGTTTTCGGTATATCCGTTTCCTGCATAAGTAAGAGTTACACTATCTACAACACCACCTGATATGGTACACGTTGCAGTTGCAGGTGTTATGCAATCACCTGTTATTGTTACAGTAGGAGCGATAGGGTAGCCAATACCGCCATAAGCTATGTCTAAACTGATAACCTCGCCACCATTTTGAGTATATTGCACCTCTTCTGTTCCGCTAAGTTCTGATACTAACATTTTGCCCTTTGTAACTAATCCTTGTACTACACCTCTTCTTATACTTGCAGGTAGTAATACTGCTAATTCAGTTGATGGTGCTTGTTCATTATCTAATGCTGCAAAAGCCCCCCATGTAACCTCATAAACTTCATATTTCCAATATCCTGCAGGTTTTAAATCAACACGCCCTAAAAACACATCAGGCGTTGCGTTGTAGCTAAATGAGAATTTACTATACCTGTTGTATAATTGCTGCTCAGGATAAGCATATTGTACAGCACCACTCATATCATTAGTAAACTTAAACAAATATCTTGTATTAGTATCATTAGCAGTACCAATCCTCACATCCTGAGTTTGTATGTATGCATGAAAGCTAGAATTTGTTGTTGCGTGTATCATAATTAGTGTACCTATTATATAATAGAAAAAGGTCTTATTTATTTGCTAATAAAAGAAAAAGAGGGCATAAAGCCCTCCTAATCAAGAATATATATAAAAACTAATGATAAGTTTTATGATGTAGTTATAGATACATTTGTAAATGCTGCGTTATCAAATGGATTTGTAGTATAATCTGCTACCATTGCAAAAGGCTCTGCCTCCATACCTGATAGTGTGAGATTATAACCGCCTCTATCACCGAAAGCAGCCCCTGTAACCATAGTTCCTGCATTAAGTTCCATTCCGTTAACAACCCCCATTCCAATAATCACATCATGTCCGTTTGCTAATTGTGCATTTAACTGACAAAATACAACTACTTTTGTTGAGGCTAAAAGCTTAATCTCGTGTTGGTCTTCTTTAGTTAGTCTATTTAAAATAACTTCTACTGTTGGCTCATAGAATACACTTCCGTTTTCTCTACTACCTGTTATCGTATCAGTAGCTGATGCAACGCCTAATGGCATTGTGTAACGATACAAGCCAGTTCCTGCCCCCATCTCAATATCTGTTATTTCACCATTAGAAACTACAATACCTGTTCCATCAATAGGTGCTGTAAACTGGTCGTAAACTCCAAAATAAACGTATTTGATGCCACCTGATACTCTATTACAATCAAGCCCTCTACCTTTAGTTAAATTAGTACATGCCATATTTTTTTATGTTTTAAAGGTTATAGAGGCGAGAGCCGAAGCCCTCGCATCTGTTAATTAAGTTTATTATGATACTCTTACAATATCTGTTGTGATTCCTTGCTTCACACCTGCATTATAACGACAAACAATTCTCATATTGTCTGAACCGTCTAAAGCAGCCATGTCCATGATTCTTATTGAAGCTCCATCTGTGTCAGAGATTAAATCTGTTCCAAAGAATAAGTTGCTTTTTTGTGCTACTACTAACTCATCATCTCCCATTCCATTGCAAACTGCTAATTTTACACCATTAAATACAGGTATGTAATCTTCACTCATATTTGCGTAAGGGAAGTTCGTTAAAGCTGATGATGCTTGTATATACATTTGGTAAGAAGTTGGTGACATATAAATATATAGGTCATCTTTACCAAATAAAGCATCTGAAATAGCTGTGTAAGCCTCGCCTAAGTTAGCTATAATATTTGCTGCTGAAAATGGTGTTGCTGAAGCTGCAACTTGAGTTGCTCCTGCTCCTAATAAAAGCCCCACACCACCTGTTACGAATCCTGTAAACTCACCATTGTTTGCTGTGTTACCTGTCCAAATACATTTTTCAACTTGTGAAGAAATGTTGCTAGCCATGTAAGATATTACATAGTCTGTAAATGCTGGTGCTGGCGCACCCCCTGCTCCTGCTCTCATGCTTAACGCCTCCCAAGAACTTAAAAGATTTTTCTTACATAAGTCTAAGTTAATTTGGAAAGGCTCAACTTCTAAAACTCTTTCTCCCAAATCAAGAGTTCCATGGTCTGTAAAGTCACAAGTTGCGTCTCTTACTACATTTGCTGCTCCAAGTGTTTGAACATTCATTTTGTATTTTACGTTTTCAAGGATTGTCATGTAGTCTAAAGACACGCTATCCTGCAAAGCTGCTGAGATATAAAATCCAGCTTCACGTCCTGTAAACGTTTGATTTACTGTTGGTTCTGCCATTTTTTTTTGTTTTTTATTTGTTAATTATTATTTATTTAGTTTCATTAAGAATCTTTCGTTAGGTGTCATCCTCCTTAATTCTTTTTTTGTATAAGTTCTTGTTTTGCTTTCTGTACTAAATTTGTTTGTGTTAATTGGAGCATCAGCAGGACTTGCCGCTAATTCCATTTTTAACTTTTCGTTTTCAGCTTTTAATTTTTCTATTTCATCTTCTGCTGAAAATTCTACCACCTCTGTTGTTTTAATAGATTTAGGATTTGTAGATGGCTCTGCTGTTTCTTCTGCCATTTCTTCAACATCACCTGTTTCACCTATCTCTCTTTTAAGGTCAGCCACAGCATCCTCCAGGTTTTTAATTCTTTTCTCCATTCCTTCCCAGTCATAAACTGCTGCCTCTTCATCATACTCATCCTTATCATCTTCTTTTGCCATTTCTTCCTTTTCTTCTGCTAAATCATCTGCTGTATCCTCTTCCTCTGTTTCTGATTCCATAACTTCTGAAACAACACCCTCTTCTTCTACTCTAAATGATACTCCTGTATCTGTTTTGTAAGTTCCGATTGGAACAAGGATTGTCGTGCCATCCTCTAGCAATACAGATATATCTACACCTGCTTCTAGTTCCTCAGCAGTAGAAACGAAAATAGTTCCACCATCTTCTGACTTAGACTGCCATCCTAATTTAATTTCTTCCTCAGCTTTGTTTAAACCAAGTGCTACTAATATTTGTTCTTTAATATCCATGATTAATGTTTTAGGTTCTGTTATATAATAGATTTATTTTGAGTTTGTTTGATTTTCACGTATTATCTCATTTAAAGCTGATAGTATTTCTTCATCTGTTGGTGTTCTCTCTGACATCTTAGCCATCTTATCTGTAAAGTAGCCCTCTATACTAAGCCCTTTTAATTTACCCTCTTTAATTTCTCTCCAAAGTTCATCATTTGTTATTTTCATTTTAACAAACCATGTGCCATTAGGCAAATCATAGCCATATAATTTAGATTTATCACTATCACCCTCTTTTATCCATGATTCTACTGTTAGAACTCCGCTTACTCGTTCATTATGTTCGTGTGTAGCTTTGTGATGGTTGTTATGCTTTAAATATAACTCACTAGCCTTGCGTACTGTTTCAGGACTAAAGTAAACATAATACTCAGAGTCTGTATTAGTGTCGTATCTAAATATATGTTTGTTAGGTATTAATGCAGGACTAACTAGCATTCTTTTTTCTTCATCTACCTTAGCAAAGGTTAGATTATTTTTTTCTTTACCAAAGAATACAAAGTCCTGTTCTATTGCAGGAGAGTTTACTAAGCTAATAGCATCAATAGCTAACTCTTCACTATCATCTGCAATTACAAGTTCTACGATTGATGTAGTTTTTTCGTAATAGTCTTTATTATCTTGTTGGCATTCGGTTAACGTGTCATATTTACACTCACCAGTATTGCCGAATTTATATTTTCCGTTTTCGCATTTTTTACATGGCATATTATATAATAGATTTAGTTAATAATTTGTTTGATTTTTAAAATTTTATTATTTAACATAATATTTTTCATTTTGTTGGCTTTACTCTAGTGTTTTTATTTTATTTGTTTTTTAATACTAATATACTAGTCAATCCATAAAGTTGCTTAAAACGCTTTAAAATGCGTTATAGCTATATTGTAGCTTGTCGCCTAATGTTAGCTAATTGGTCTTGCGAATTAGTCATTTCATCAGTTACGACAAACGCTTTCATAGGCTCTGGGGCTAAGCCTCCGCCTAATTCAAAAGCACCTGACATCATTTGTGGTGCAGGTGTTTGTGGCACCATTTGGCCTGCTCCTCCGCCTCCGCCTCCGCCACTTGCACTAGGGGGTGAACCTGCTGCAATTTTAGCAATATTTGTAGCGGCAAAACCTGCTGCTAGTCCTGCCATCACTATTGGATAACCACCTGCTGTTGCTGCTGTTAGTGCAAAATTTTGATTTGCTGCTGTAAAAGCATTTATAACCCCTTGCGTTCCTGTAATTGTAGCTTGGGCTATTGCTGCTGCCTTACCTATTGCAGTACCCTCACCTGCTGCTTGTTGTATCAGTTGTAGCCCCTGCATTGTGGCATCTTTTCTAAAAGCCTGTAAGTCCTTTTCTAGCTGTTTTTTCTTTGTTTGATTTATTTCTAATTGTGCAAAATAATCATTATCTGCCTGTATAAGTTCGTTGTTTACTTTTGCAACTATGGCAGGCATTAATGTTAAATCCTTAGTCCTTTCAATATTTTGAGCTTTTTCCTTTTCAAATGCGGCATCTCTTTTAGCCTGTGCCTCAGCTTCAATAGCATTAATTTTGTTGTTTAACTCTATTTGCTTTGTTGTACTTTCTTGTTGTATGTTTGCTAAATCAATTCTTAACTGAGCCTCTCTATCTAAAGCATCATCCATGTTTGTTGCGGTTTTCATTTCCTCTCGCTGTATTCTTAATGCCTCTTTTGCATTTGCAATCCTCCTATCTAGCAAATCATTTTCTATTTTAAATGCTTCTTTTGCTGCTGCTAACCTTTCTTGCGTAGATTTAGTAACATCTTCTGCTATTAATTTTAACCTTTCAATTTCCGCCCTTTGCTCTGCTGTTTCTACGTTTAACTCTCTATTGCTATCTCTCAATGCTTGAAAGGCTCTTTTTAAAGCCATTATTTTTTTAGTATCTTCAACTATTTCATCACCAATACCTGAAAACGTGCCTTTAACACCCTCTAAGGCAGCCTTTGTATCTCCTTTAAAAAGCGAAACAATCGCACCACCTAGTTTAGAGGCTCTATCTGTTATTACACTTAATGCTGCTCCAAGTCCTGCCATTGCAACCTCTAGCAGTTCTGCTCCTTTTTTAGTTTTTGTTAAAAATGTAACTAATGATGTAAATGCTATAACTAAAGCCCCAACACCTGTTGCAGCAACCCCTACTCTAATAGCTGTAAACAAATTTTTTGCCCCTCTAATTATTTGGCCGCTAAACATCTGCTTAAATCCAACTCCTGCTAATTGTGCTTGTAATTTTATTTGAGTTAAGCCATTTAACATTATTTTGCCTAAGTCATTAAATTTCTCTTTTATGCTGCCTATGGTAATACCAAAAGCACCAAAATTATTGGTTAAGTCTTTAGTTTCTTTTGATACCGATTTAATATTTGATTTTATTTCTGCTTCTAATACTACTTTTGACATATCTTTTTATTTATAGTGCTACTCCTGTTTTTATTTGTGTGAATGTTACATTTAAAGCCCATTCTAAAGTCATATTATTAGTTCCTTTTATTTGTAACAAAAAATTAGTTCCTGATACTGCCCCTGTTGGCTGCCATCCTGTTGTAGTACCTGAGCCTTTGATTGTATCTCTTTCTCTTTCTATGCTTAGTGTTCCTGACTTGTTAATTACAACGCCACGTTCTACCCATGACTTAAAATCACCTACTGCTCCTGAGCCGCTAGTTCCGCCAACTCTAACAGCTACACAATCAGCATGAAAATACATTATAGTGTTATCAGGTACTACTACAAAAGAATCTGTTGTATTATTTAAATAAGAATTTACAGTATTGCCATCTGTTGTTTGTCCACCATATAATAATTGAACACTTTGCCTTTTGCCTAAAACGTCTGATGTAGCATTACCCCCTATAACAAATGAGTTTGTTTCTCTAACCTCTCCTAAAGTGCCAAAAACTGCGGTGTTATCTACCTGTTTAGTGATTTGGTTTCTACTACCTACTAAAATGTTGTTTCTTGACACGTCAATAACCTCATTATTCTCACCCATTATATAGGTGTTGTTAGTGCCTACTCCTGTTACGTTTTGTGAGCCTTGTACGTTGTTATTTTCGTTGTTTAGATTTACACTTAAATTAGAACTATATTTAAAAGCTTCACAAGTTCCTGTTGTTGGGTTGTAGGTATATCCATAGGCTTCGCATTGTCTTTGGTTAGGAACTATCTCATTCCTGCCATCTGTAAATGTTACAACTCCTGTTCCGCTAATCTTTGCAGGTTTTATTGCAAATCCTGTTATGTAAGGTATTGATGCCATTATATAATAAGTATAAATTCTACTGTTGCTAAATCGCCTGGTTTGTAATCTATTTTATTTACTCTATATTCTCTGTTTTTGATAAATACAGTATCAAAGAAATTAAAGCTGTTCATATCACCTGGAGTTAAATTTACTTTTAATGTCATAGTCCTTGTATCAGGATTGTATAACTCATTATAATAAGGTAGCCAATAAAGATAGAATAGGTTGTTTGTTGTTGCGTTTCCTATTGGATTTATTAGCTGACAATCCCCAAAGTGAAAATCATTTGTATCTGTTGCTAATGGTGGTATTGTTGTTACAGTTGGAATATCTGTTAAATGGCTAAACTGTAAAAAGTCTGTCATTTGCTCTCCTGCTTCTGTATTTTGAGCAGGGATATAATACGTGCAACTTGTTAAAGTCTTTACGCCATTGTTAAACATAATTCTAGGGCTATTTGCAAACCCCTGCGAAGTGCCATCATCAGCATTATAAGAATATATTGCAGGTGTAATAAAATCAGAAAACTGCGACATCAAAGGCTTAGGTACTGTTGCTGCAAATGGTTCTGCTATTATTTCTTCCTCTCCTGTTAATATTGTAGGCAAACCACCACCAGAAACAGAAGCATCAAAAATTTTAGAGCCATATAAATGCCCTTGTACCGCCCCTTTGTAAAGATTAAAAGCATAATCATCATCATCCTCTACAAATTTAAAAGTAGTTAATCTTTTTAATTCTGTTAGTGGTGTTAATTTAACCTCTTCTACATCTATTTTGCTAGTCCAATCTAATTGCTTACTATTAGCGTTGTTTAAAAATATATCATTATAAGGCTCTATTAATATATTATTAGGATTTGATTTATCAGGTATTGAAACTAAGTTAAACATTGTCATTATACCTTTTATTAGTTCCCATTGTGACAAATCGCCACGTTCTTTTATTAATAGAGATTCTACTGTTGCTGCATGGTTGTTATATGATACATCAAAAAATGACGTGGTTCCTGTTGAAACTCTTACATCCCCTGCATTACTATCCTGTTTAGCAACAGGCATTAAAAACTCGCCAGGATTTAATATTGTATCAAAAGTAACATTTAAGGCTCCTGAGCCTAATGGTGCAATATCTACATTAACAACTTCAAAATATTCAATTACAGCCCCACCCTGATTATACCTACCAAAAGCCATAGTAGAACTTCTAGTTTGCAATGAACTTGTATTTTCTAATTGTATTCTTACTGAGCCTGACACTTCTAAATTAGCTACATCAGAGGTAAATCTGTGGTTAGCATATAAAGCGTTGTTTCCACTTACAAAAGTTTGTAGTTGCACAGGCTCAAATGATTGAGTCATATTTTGTATAGTAGATAAATCCGATTCTCTTTTTAGCGTATCTGTTCTATCAGGAGCCGCTCCATGATTCTGTTCGCCCCAGTTAAAGTCTATGTATAATTCCTTAAACTCATCAGTATTAAAAAACTCACTTGTATAGCTAAATGGAGAGCCTGTTTGATAAAAAATTCTATCTATTAAATACTTAGCCTGAATAAAAGGTCTAAATCCCTGCTCTAATAGTGTTAATTCAGGGTTGCCTAATGTAGCCCCTGAGCCTGTTGAACCATTAGCCACTAACATCTGATGGTTCCAATCACAAAACGGATATTTTAATGTGCTATAATCATCTCTAAATCCTGATGCATTAGAATTAGTATAAGCAATTCCTGTTCCTGATGTGTTCCAACTATTTTTAATATTTGATTTTACGTAGTCATGCTCTAACTCTTCAAAACCTAAATCTGCTAATGTAGCCTCTCCTAGCATGTCTGCTAGGGCTATCACCTCTGAATATAAGTTCACATTGTAACTTATCTCGCCCTGCTTTTCTTGTATATCTATTAATCTTAAATAGCCCTCAAATAAAATAAATCCATCCTGCTTTAAAATACTTTTAGTTTTAACATATGGATTAAATACTAGCCCTGTTGTAGAACGTGTTACCTCAAAGATATTATCAAATATTAAATTGTTCTTTTTAGTGCCTGGTAGCTTAAAAGCCTTAGAGTAAGATTGTACCTGCTCTGCTGCATTTTTAAAATCATCAACACTTAAAGTTAATGGTATATTTTCATCTTCATACAGGTCGCATATAACCTGCCCATCTTCTAATTGATAAGTTGTAGTTGTATTTCCTGCCCCTTGTTGTAGTACCGATATACTGTTAATCACTAAATTTCCTGCTACTGAACTAGTAGAAGCAATACTAATTGTATTATCAGCAGCAGTTGCAGTAAACGTACAAGTATAAGTTCCTACTGTAATTGGCGCAGCAAACTGCTGTATTGCAATTTGTGTTGAGCCATCATAAGCCCTAATGTCTAAACTTTCATTATTAATAGAACCAACATCTACTGTAATATCATAATTTTGCCCTATTGTCAAGCCTGAAAGTCTTTGATATACCCCTGTCATTGTAGGATTAGAGGTAGAATTTAAAATCAATGTACTACCAACATTGCTAGGATATGCAGCCTGTGGTATTGCGTATGCTGCCCTAAATTTATACCATGAATTTATAATAGAAGGCGGTGCTGCTGCAATAATAGCAGGCGGATAAAAAGTAGCTAATAACTGTTCGTATGTTGGTGCTGAGTTTATAGTGCTAAAGTTCATGCCGTCAACAACAAACTCAGTAGAACCAATAGTATAAGTATTGGTTGTAGTGTTATACTGCCCTGTATAAGATTGTGGATATAATATTAGTTGTGTATTCATTATACAGATTGTGTTCTTAGCATTTTTGTTTTTTCTACCTCAAAAGAATATTGTATCAATTTATCATTAGCTATTGTTTTTTTAGTAAATGATGAACTGCTTAATGTTACAGGTGTTACATATTGATTTAATGCCGCAAAGTTTTCATCAGTTTGGTAGCCCTCTAACAAATAAACTTCTGGGCTGTTTGTTAGTTCTTCAAACATTACATTATCATCTTCTTTTACAAAGTCTGTGTTCATACTAATCCTTTCAGTTGCATTTCTTCTTAATGCTTTTTTACCGCCTTTGTAAGTATCTAGCCTATATAAAGATGAGTTCCAAGTTCCTGGCAATTGTGTGTAAGTTGTGCCGCTTGTAGATATGGTTCTAGTTGATTTTTTTGTGAACGTGTAGTAATCCCAAGCACCCCATTGATTAAGCCAACAAAGCCTAATAGATTCATAGCCAAAACCATCAGGACAATTAATGTTTATTGTATAAGTTTTTGTAGAATCATCACCACTTGCATCTAAAGCCTTAATGGTATAATAGCTTATTGTAGATGTATTAGCCTGAAAGGTTGTACTCCAATTTTGTAAATTGCCAGGATAGCAACCAAAAAATACAATTTGTTTATTTATCTCAGCATCCCAAACAGTATAAGCCCCTGTTCCTATGCTTTTAGTTACTGTATCAGGCGTTCCTACTGCCGCCCCTGCTGAATCAAAATATGATATTTTTATTGATGTTACATTATTGCCTATTAAATCTGTTGGTGCTAAAAAAGCAAGTGTTCCGTAATCTTCTAAATTAGCATATTGTATTAATGGAGCATTTGTTAAAAACTTTTTATCAGTTACAAAAGGAAGCCCAACAGCAGCAGGAAAGAAATCAACCATTGTAAATCCAAAATTATTGTTTACAGGGGTTCCCATCATCAATTTATCAGTATATTTTAAATAGCCATTAAATAAAACAAATAAATCTGAATTTACTTCTGTTCCTACCTGCCTGCGAACTGTGTTTGCATCCTGATTCCCTGCTGCATCTGTTGCTCCCAAAAATTCTACTGCAAATACTAATGCCATGTATCTAGTAGTATTATTGTTTACGGAATACTTATCTATTAAATGTATAGGATGTCTTTCTTCAGGACTTGTTACTGTTGATTTATAACTACTGCCATCAGCAGCCATATTATCTGCCTCTACATAGTTTTCTAAAACATTACGTAAATCAAACATTCCCACACCTGCATTATTAGGCGTTGTTTTATAACTGCCAACTAAATCATTTGTGGTTGTAACATCAGGCGGTGTTGTACTGCTAATATGTATATCAACTATAAATTTTACCTTTTCATAATTTGCTACCGCATCATCATTTGATATTACAAAAATAACATCCTGCCCCACAGGCATTGTAGGGTATAGTGGTTGTTGCTCTATTACTGAATTTTGAACTGACATATTTTTTTATTTTACTGTTGTATTAGGTGCTTTGTCTAAAGTGTTTAATATATCTTTTTTAACAGCCGATAACATTTCTTTGCGAAATCTTTTTAATCCTAACATTAATGGTCTTTGAAAAAAACTAATTCCTTTTGTTCCATTAAACTTAATGCTTCTTGAAATTAAAAAGGCAAAGGATTTATCTGTTATAAACTGCCCCCCTCTGTTTCCTGCACTCTTCCATTTTTTATCTACCCTACCTCTTATGCCTCTTTTTTTTATCCATCTCTCAATTAATCCTGATGGTGGTTGTTTTGCACGTTTGTATGGTGTGGTTTTTGTTTCGCCTTTGTAGTCTGTATATTTTTGAGCCTTTTTAGTTCCTGAAACTCCCTTGTCTACATATTTACCATAATCTGCCATGTAAAGTTCCAAAGTAAATCCGCCTGAATCTTCAACAACCTTAAAGCTTAGAGAATTGTATAGATTTTTATCTACATTTTTTTTACCTTTGGTTAAATTAGTTCTAGCCTGTTTGACTATATATTTACCAAAGCTTTCTAAATACCTTTCAAGATTGTTGGTTTCCATTATATACTAGCTACAAATATTTCTACATCTACATCTGTTGTTGCTGTTGGTCTTACTTCTAATTTAGCAATATCTGCTAAAGAGCCATAAGTAGGAACCGCATCAGCTTCTGCCAACATAACATCATCTGCCCTAGCTATAAGGTGTGAGTTTCCGGCAGGTATTAACATGGAATAATTAGAAGCTGTTCCTGCTACTCCGATTTCTATATCATGAGTGGCTGATAAGTTAGAAACTCTAATATATCTCACATTTTCTTTGTCTAATGCTCCTGCACTATCATATACATTTGATGAAAATGTTGCTATTGTTGTTGTTGCTGTATGAGGGCATGTTATTACCCTTTCAAAAGTATCTGTTATATCTGTAACTGTTAAGCTGTTTGATGAACCTCTTAAAGCCCCATTAATGGTTACACTTTCAGATACTGTTACTACTAAATTTGCCATAATTGTTATTTTTTATTTTTATCTATTTGTTTTAATTTTCTTATTGCCCACTCAATACCTGATGTGCCACCCCATGCATCCCACATTAAACCACCACATCCCTCACTATATGGAACGTCTTTATGTTGTTGATGTCTTTTAAATGATGCCATTCTTGCAATCGTATCTCGGCTGATGTTTTCTCTATTTGCTAACATCCTTGCTCTTTTTTTTCCTGTTGCCTCTCCGCAAGAACCCCATCCGTTTTTTTCCACCCATTTTAATGCACGTTTAGCATTGTTAGTTGCTGATTGTGGGTAGTCATTATAACTAGCCATTTTAATACTAACAGCTTCTGCCATGTCTATTACATCATCAAAACTCATAACTTTATTGTTATCTTTGGTGGTATTATTTGTATCTCTATCTTCCATATTCTAAACTTAAGCATTAGTATCCTGCTCCTGCATCCGTTACAGGAATATTACAAGTATCAAAGTCATTCATTACTAAGATGCCAATTTGGAACACTTGACCGCATAGCAAATTATCAAACCTCTCGCTAAATGGCTCTATTGTAAACTGGTCTTGCGTAAAGTACAAAGGCTTATTAATATCATCAACACCTGCTAATGATTGTCTTGTACTATGTCTTAACATCCCTATAAAATCTGTTGCTATTTCTAAAGTTTGATTATATACTTGTTGCTCGTTGTTTTTATTGTCTATTAGCTTTGTTAATCCTTTTGCATTGTGGGTTTGCCAGTTATCCTTTTCGCTAACTAAATCACAAATAAATATTTGAAAGTTATAGGTAAGCTGTGCATCACCTGTTGTAACATTAACAGGATTAATATGCAACAAAGGCATTTTTTCCATTTTCTCTAAATTAATATCAAAAATATCACCAACTGAAACTGTTTGTATTTGGTCGTGATACTCACCTAGCCTTGCTAGAGTTTCTATTACGTTGTTGTATGTCTTATTGGTTACTGCCATATTTTACTCTATTTTGTGAATCTAATTCTGTTTCATACGTTAACCATGTTAAACACTCATAAAGATTTAATTTGGTTACTGCTTCTAAATTTACTATTTGCCCTCCTGCTAGTCTATACATCACTCCGAACCAATTCCATTGACTTGCAAAATCTTCAGTTGCTATTGCTGTTTCGTTTCCCTCATGCTGCGAATCAAAGATAACTCCAAAGTCATTAACAACCCCTTTACGAAAATCCAAAAAAAAACCAGGGCAGATTGCACTTGCTCCGAACTCATTTTTTTCATCTCTTCCGCCCTCTTATCTATTTTGCCATCATAACTCTCAATAGTATAAAATCCATTCTCTCCCTCTTCAATAATTGGTCTGTAAAGAATCGCCATTACATTTGCTAAATTTTGCTGCAAATCATTTTTCATAAAAGCCTCTAAATCAGCATACTCACCTAATGTTATATCTGATAGGCTAGGATGAAATCCGTATCTTTTGCCATTTATCTCAATTATCTTTTTTAAAGAACTATTTGCCTTTTTTTGTAACTCTGCTATCTTACTTAATATTAATGCTACATCTTGTATTCCTAATTGGTTAATCAGCTTTTTAGGAATGTCTGATAAAAGTGCTATGGTTTCTAATGCCTCTTTACTTTTATCATTATCATTAATGTTTATTAATTTAATCCACTTCTCTAATGTTACATCCTCCCAACTCTCAATTAATTTGTACTGCTTTTTTTTACCCTTTTTTTTAATTGCAACTTTCATCTAATATATAATAGAAATAGTTAATATTTAGTTTTTTTTATTATCTTTGCCACGTTTTCATTTCTCTTGTTAGGGGGTTGGCGTAATGCCGCCCCTTTTTTATTGCACAAAATACTTACCTGCATTTGGATTGTCTAAGTGATAAATTACGTTATATCTAATGCCATCTATTGCATGATTGTAATTGTCTATGTATAACTTAGAGCCTTTGTCCTGATAGGCATAGTTGTTTAACTCCTTAGCTATATTAGTTGATTCAGGTGTTATGACTAATTCATAATCTTGCATCCTTGTTATGCCGCTTTCAATAGTTCCTTTTTTAACAGGCTTTATATTTACTCCTAAATGCTTTAAGTCTGCTATTAGTCTAGGTTCTGCTGAATCTGCAATAATAAGCGTATTGCCTACTTTGTCTAATATTAACTTAGCTAAGTCATGGCTCTTTAATCCATTTTTATAAATATGCTCTTTTAAATATATCTTCATCTTCCTTTTGTCTATTGCCACTTCTGTTAAGGTATCAACGTCAACACTAAATCCAAAATCCATACCGCATGATGTTTGCAATCCATCGGGATTAAACTCTCCTATACTCCAATTATCAAACACTACACCCTCTGCTTTGTCTAGCCATCCACCCATTATTTTATGCTGATACTTTTTAAAGTTCCTATGCTTTATAGCCTTAATACGCTCTAGGAAGCTCTTAGAGAGGTTTTCTTTATTGTCTAGGTATGTACTATGGATATAGCATACATTGTCTTTAACGCCATTAAAACCTGC